TGGGGCGCGCCCGCGCGCGAGTACCGGGTGGGGACGACTCATGCCAACAGCGAGTTTGACGGTACCTATCTGGTTAACGGCATGTCCATCTGGGACAACTCCGCCATCGCGGGGATAGAAACGGATGAACAACGGGAAATCTCATCGTCATATGCCTATGTGGCAGATATGACGCCGGGAACCACCCCCGACGGTGAACCGTATGACGGCGTTATGCGGAATATCGTGGGAAATCATGTGGCGCTGGTCGGCGATGGCCGGGCGGGGCCGGACTGTCTTGTTATGGACTCTCTCCCTCAGGAGCTAAAACGCATGAAACTGAGTAAAAAAGAAGTGGCGGTGCTTACCGCGCTGGGAACCTATCTTGCGCCGCGTCTGGCACAGGATGCGGCTCCTAAGGATTTGTTACGCCTGATGGCGCAGCATAAGCGCCCGGCAGCTATCGCCAGCGCGGTAAAAACTGCCTACAGCGAACGGCTGGCACAGGATATGGATATTGAACCGGCGGAGCTGGCGCAACTGATGGAATCAGCAGAAGCCGTGCCGGAGCTGGCCGGGGACGATGATACCGGGTTAACTGACGAGCCGAAGGCATTTGATACCGACAGCCCGATGGAAAGTGTACTGGCGTTGCTGTCCGGCAAAGTTCCTGATGATGTGCTGGAAAAAATTAAATCCGCACTGGCTCCGGCAACTGACGAAGACTCCGAAATAAAAGAGGCTGATGTGAAACCCGACGATGTGAAAGTCGATAAACCCGCAATGGATGCGGCAATCAGGCTGGCAACTGACCAGGCAACGAAACGGGCTGCTGAAAATTTTCGCGCCGTTCGTGTGGCTGAAACCGAGGTGCGGCCGCTGATTGGCGATGTGGTGGCGATGGACTGCGCCGAAGAGGTTTACCGTACCGCGCTGGAACAGACGGGGATCGATATCCAGGGCATTCACCCCAGCGCGTACCGCAGCATGGTGAAGTTTGCCGTTGAGCAGAAACAGACGGCTAAAGGTCCGCGTGTTGCGATGGACCAGGCCAGCGCATCGACGTTTGCGGCAGATTTCCCCGGTGCAAAACTGAAACGAGGTTACTGATATGAATACTTTTCAGACACACATGAACCAGTACCCGGCACCGGGGATTCCGGGGGCATTTGCCAGTGATAACCCTCACGCCTCGTATGTGGCGGGAGAAGGCGCGCTGATTACCGGCCCTGACGGACTGGTTATTGCCCGGTTTGCCTGGGTAACCAAAGGCGTTGCCGCCAATGAGGGAACCGGTGCGCCGGCGGGTTTTGTTCCGCGCGACGGGCAGGCTTCTGTTGTGGAATGGCTGGCTGGCGACTCGAACACTATTTACCCGGGACGTGAATGTACCCTGATGGTATCGGGGGACTTCTGGGCGCTGACCACCACCGCTGCGACGGTCGGGCAGAAAGTTTTTGCCTCCCTGACCACCGGGGAGATAGCCACGGGCGCAGCCGGGGCCACGATGGCGGGTTTTGTCGAAACCGGGTTTTCCGTTGCCAGCGCTGCGGCGGCGAAAGAAGTTATTAAGATCAGCACCTGGAGCAAATGATGAATAAATTTAAACAGCATTATGCGACGGTAAGCCGCGACTACGGGATTATCCTTCCCGGTGCGCAGGCTTATTTGCCCCCGGAATACGCCGCCGATTACGGACTGGCGATGGACGCGCAGCCTGCGCTGGTTACCGCGGCTAACAGTGGTATCCCTGCATATTTCACCAATTACGTTGAGCCAGAACTGATCCGCGTGCTGGTGACGCCGATGAAAGCCTCTCAGATTCTGGGCGAAACCAAAAAAGGTGACTGGACGACACTGTCGGCACAGTTCCCGATTGCAGAATCTGCCGGGGAGGTGAGTTCCTACGGGGATTACAGCAACAACGGTGTTGTGACGTCTAACGTCAACTGGGTACCGCGCCAGAGCTATCACTTCCAGACGTTTACCCGCTGGGGCGAGCGAGAGCTGGATATGTACGGCGCAGCCCGTATTGGCTGGGCGGCAGAGCTGAACGTGGCATCGGCACTGACGCTGAATAAGTTCCAGAATAAGTCCTACTTCTATGGTATTGCCGGACTGGCGAACTACGGTTTGCTGAATGACCCGTCGTTATCCGCACCGATAACCCCGGATACCGTGGACGGTAAGCTCAAGTGGGACGACAAGGACGGACAGGGCGTGTATGACGATGTCGTGAAGCTCTTTAAACAACTGGTGAAACAGACTAACGGCCATATTGAGCGTACCGACAAAATGAAGCTGTGCATGTCGCCGCTGGCGGAGGTGAACCTCACCAAGACTAACCAGTACAAGGTTAACGTGTCCGATCTGCTGGCGAAAAACTTCCCGGCGATGACCATTGAAACGGCGGTGGAATACACCTCTGACGCTGGCGAGCTGGTACAGCTTATCGCGGAGCGTCTGGGGGAACAGGATACAGGCTATTGCTCTTTCACTGAAAAAATGCGCGCCCATGCGGTAGTGACTGAATCATCTGCCTGGAAACAAAAAAAATCTGCCGGTACCTGGGGGGCGATTATTCGCCAGCCGCTGGCGTATGCACAAATGCTGGGGGTGTGAGTCATGGCTGAAATGGTAACAGTGGGCTGCAAATTGCCGAACGGTCTGATGCTGGAAGTGGGACCGAAACAGGTACAGGTAGCAGGCTGGCGGAATAACGCCGTTAAAATCGTTGGGGGTTATGGCCTGACGCAGGTTGAAAAGGCGTTCTGGGAAGCCTGGCTGGCGGAGCACGGCCAGCAACCATATGTGAAAAACGGCGTTATTTTTGCGCAGGATAAGGCGAACAGCGCTGCCGCGCAGGCTACGGAGCAGGAAACCGTGAAATCCGGCCTTGAACCGCTGCCGCAGAAAAATCCGGCTCCGGGCATTAACCGCGATGATGAAGTGATGGACAAACCTCAGGAGTAAAACGGTATGGGTACGGTAACGTTTGACTGGCAGGCATTTTCGGCCCTTTACCCGGAGTTTTCCGCTGTTGGTCAGGTTTCCGCAGCCGCCATGTTTGGTAAAGCGACCACGTTATACCTGGATAATACGGACGACAGTCCGGTTACCGACCTGAACGAGCGGGAACAGCTTTTGTTCCTGCTGGTTGCGCATCTGTGCTCGTTGCGGGGACTGGGGAGCGGGAAAGATGGACAGGCCGGACTGGTGGGACGTATCACCAGTGCGTCGCAGGGTTCAGTTTCCGTCTCCGTGGACAATAGCGGCAGTAACGATGCGTCGTGGTGGTATCTCCAGACACCTTACGGCGCTGATTACTGGCAGGCGACGGCGCCGACGGCGCCGTACCGTTCAATGGAGTATGGGCGACGGCGCCGTACCGTTCAATGGAGTATGTACCGGGCGGTTCACCTTCGCGTTATCCGGGGCATTATTACCGGGGATACGGGAGGGGGCGTCGATGGTAAACAAAGTTACGGGCGGCAGACAGTTCCGGCAGAAGCTGAAACAGGCCGCAGATAACCTTAAATCGGGCAAAAGCCTCAAAGTGGGTTTTCTTGAAGGGGCAATCTACCCCGACGGTACGCCGGTGGCGTATATCGCCGCCATTAACGAGTTTGGCGGTAGTGCGATTATACCCGCTCGCGAGCAGACGCTTCACTTTCGCTATAACGAAAAAACGGGAGAAATCGGGCACCGCTTTGTCAAAGCCGGTAAGGGTAATTTTGCTCAGGATGTGGTTATTCCTGAGCACACGGTCACCATTCCACCCCGTCCTTTCTTCCGTAAGATGATCGAGCATAAAAGCCCCGAATGGGGCGAAAAAATGGCGACGTTTTTACGGGCGAATGATTTTGATACCGCGACCGCGCTGGTGTACATGGGGGAGCATATCAAAGGGCAGTTGCAGATGTTTATTCGAGACTGGAAAAGGCCGCCCAACGCCGCATCCACTGTCCGGCAAAAGGGCTTTAACAACCCGCTTATTGAAACCGGTCATATGATGAACAGTGTCGATTATTCTGTTGACGGGGGCAAAAAATGAACCTCCACGGTATTGTTTCCGGCGCGGTACGCCGGGTAAATCCTTATACGGAGGCGCTGGTTTATCGCTCGCGCGGGAGTACACAGCAGGCGGATTATTCCCGCGTGCCTGAGTATGAAGATCCGGTTTCCGTCAGGGTACAAAAACAGGCCGTCACCCAGGCGGATTTACGTCATCTCGACAATCTGAACCAGCAGGGTGTTTTCGCCACACTGTATACCGACGGTAACTGGTGCGGGCTTAACCGTACCCGGCAACAGGGTGGCGATAAATTTGTCATTGGCGATGAAACGTGGCTGGTGGTTGAGGTTCCGGAAATCTGGCCGGACTGGACGAGGGTTATTGTATGTCTTCAGGTGTGACCCTCTCCGTTACGGAAAGCGATCTTTATCAGGCCCTCGGTGATTATCTCCGGGGGCTTTTTTCTGATGCCGGGATTGAACGAACACAGCAGAACCGGGTCCCGATGCCTCAGGGGGACTTCATCACCATGACAGGTATTGATGTTACCGGATTATCCACTGCGGTAGTGACATACTCTGCGCCGGAACAGGCCGGTGAAGGCTCTCAGCATATCACCCGTACCACAAAATGGCGTTGCCAGCTTGATTTCTACGGGCCTCATGCGGCGGATAACGCGCAGGCGCTGGCAACGCTTTTCCGGTCTGAATTTTCCGTGCAGCTTTTCCGGCAGACAGGTGGGCTGATTTCCCCGCTGTATTGCTCAGATCCCCTTAATACCACGTTCGTCAACGGCCAGCAGCAGTATGAACCGCGCCGGACGCTTGATATTCAGATGCAGATTAACCCTGTGGTCACAACACCCCTGATGTTTTTTGACAACGTGATCACCCGGACAACGGAGGCTGATAATGCCAATCCCACTCAGTAAAGATGTACAGATAAATCCCGGTGTGCTGGCTGTGGCGGGTAATGCCGTCGATCTTAATGGCCTGTTGCTGACCGGAAATCCACTACTCCCGGTCGGCGGTGTGGTTCCGTTTTCCTCCCCGGATGATGTGTCCGCGTATTTTGGTGCATTATCCGATGAGTACGCACGCGCGCAGATTTATTTTCAGGGCTTCAAAAATGCCACTAAAACGCCGGGACAATTGTTGTTTTCCCGTTTCAATCTTGCCGCATCGGCGGCCTGGTTACGTAGTGGTTCGTTTAAGGGCGTGACTATTGAACAGCTACAAAAACTTTCCGGTACGCTGACGCTGAGTATTAACGGGAAAAGCGCCAGCGCTGAGGTGAATTTTAACGGTGTCACCAGCTTCGCTGCTGCTGCAATGGCACTACAGACAGCGCTGACCGCGGCGGTGGCAACAGTGGTATTCGATACCACACAGAATGCTTTCGTCATTACTGCCGCCGGGGCGAAACCGGAGAGCACCACGATAACGTTCGGCAGTGGATCGGCTGCGGAACCCCTGAAGATGACCAGTAATACGGGCGCGGTGATATCCCAGGGCGCCCCTGTATCTGATGTACCTGACACGATGGCAGCCATTAAGGACGCTTCCCAGCAATGGGCGGGATTTTCCACAGTATCTGAAGTCACTGACGAGCAACACCTGGCGTTTTCTGCCTGGGCAAACGGGCAGGGCAAGCGTTACTTTTATGTGGCATGGACAACCAGTGGTAAGGCCAAAGTAAAAGGGGATACCAGTCATATCGCATACCAGATAATCACCGTCAATAACTACAGTGCTGTTGTACCGGTTTTCGCGTCTGATGGTAACCGGGCAGCTGCGGTACTGGGGTATGCGGCGTGCCTTGATTTTGTCCGACCAGAGGGACGCGTGCCGTTCAAGTTCCGCGAGTATGAAGGGCTGGCCGCTGATGTTACCAGTGGCAGCGATTACGATGCACTGATAGCCGCAGGTTACAACTTCTATGGGAAATATGCGGAAAACAGTGTGGTGGAAGATTACTGGGCGGATGGCACCATTACCGGCGATTTTAAATGGCTGGACAGCTTCTGCGGGCAAATCTGGCTGAATGCCAATTTGCAGGGATCTGTGATCTCGTTATTCAAGTCAAACCAGACTATCCCCTACAACAATGAAGGGCGGGCGCTGGTTGCGGCATCAATGAGTGACGTTATCCAGCAGTACAAACGCTGGGGCGGTATCCGTGAGGGGGTGACACTGACGGAGGCGCAGAAGAAGCAGATCAACAATGTTGTGGGGGAGGATGTTTCTTCAACGTTGTTTGCCACCGGCTACTACCTGTATATCGGCGATATGCTTCCCTCTCTGCGGGCAACCCGTAGCAGCCCGTCCTGTACGCTCTGGTACTGTGACGGTGGCAGTATCCAGAAACTTGTTATTGCATCCACGGAGGTCCAGTAAATGTCAGGTAATAACAACACCATCACTGCGGCGGATGCCATTATCACGCTGACAGTGAATAACCTGTATCCCTCCGGCGTACAACTTCAGGGATTTGCAGCAGATAATGTTTATGGCACCGATCCGCTGGTACTGGCGGAAACCGTCCGCGGTATTGACGGTAAACTGTCTGCGGGATTTGTGTACAGTAACATTATCCAGACGTTTCATATCATGCCGGACTCACCCAGCCGGGATATTTTTGATACCTGGTCAACCACATCCCGGACCAGCCGGGCTGTATTCCGTTGTAATGCTGTCGTGCTGCTTCCGGCGATAGGCCGTAAATATACCTGCGTAAATGGCGTACTCAAACAATGGAAAGCGCTGCCTGACGCGGCGCGTACATTGCAGCCAGGACAGGCGGTTATCGAGTGGGAAACTATCACTCCGGAGGTTTTTAACTGATGGCCCGTAAAGAGAAATTTATCACTATTGATGGTCAGGGGCGGGATAACGGCAAGGTATTTCACCTTACCGAAATGTCTGCCTCGCAGGCGGAATGGTGGGCGATGCGCGCCATTATGGCGATGGGGCGTGGCGGCGTGGAGTTACCGGATGATGTTCGCAGTATGGGGATGGCTGCGCTGGCGCTGGAAGGGCTGAAAGCGTTGTCAAAAATCCCGCCGGAAGAAGCCCGTCCACTGCTGGATGAAATGATGGAATGTATACAGTTTGTTCCCGATCCGAAAAATCGTGGTATACGGCGACCTCTTATTGAAGACGATATAGAGGAAATCACCACCAGGCTTAATTTACGTGCGGAGGTATTCAGACTGCATGTGGATTTTTTCAGTCCCGCCGCCAGCTAGATATTCCCCCGCGTTATCTAGGCCCCGACAGACCGTTCGGGGTGGTGGATTACGTTAACGTTCCCCGCACCATTGCGACCGTTATCTCCTCCGGTAAGGCTTCAAAAGTCGAACTGGATTCCGTACTTGGTGTGCAGGACTTATGGGATCTGCTTGAGATTATTCAGGTGGACGCCCATAACGAACGTGTGATGCAGGAGACACAGAATGGCAGCGGTACTTGATGAGCTGGTTCTGGCACTGGATATAGAAAGTAAGGACTTTACCGCCGGGGAACAGGCTGCGCACGCTGCACTGGACCGACTGACCGCTGCAATGGAGCGGGTGGCGGATGTTTTCGAACTGGGGCAAAAACAGGCCAGTAATGCCCTGGCGAAAACAGGCAGTGATGCGGATAAAGCTGCACGTGAGACGGAAGCCGCCGGTGAGCGCACGGGTAAGGCCCTGAAGAAAACAGGCTCTGACGCTGATAAAACTGCCGCGAGTATGGAACAGGCGGGGAAGCGAACCGGTGATGCCATCGCGAATACCGGCAAAAAGGCCGAAAAAACCGCTAAGAGGATGGAGGCAGCAGGCAAACGGGCATCAACGTTTTTTTCCGGCATACGTACTCAGATACTGGCGCTGGCAGGCGTCACCCTGACACTGGGGGGAATTAAAAGCCTGGTCACGGGGTTTGCCGGTGATCTTAACCGGCTGTCAATTTCCTCCGATGCCTTTGGCATGAAAGCGAAACATCTGGACGGCTGGATTCGCGCAGGGCAGGCGAATGGTGCTGACGCTGGCGAGATCACCGGGGCGTTTTCCCGGATCACGGATGCAAAAGCCGCATTCAAAGCCGGAAAGTCCTTTGATCCTGTGTTGCAGGATTTGTTTCAGGTTGCAGCCCGTGCGGGTGTCAGTGTTGATTTAAATACCGACAGTACCGAAGTCATCATGCGCAAGCTGGCGTCTGCCTTTCCGCGACTGACAAAGTCAGAACAGACAGCCTACGGTAATGCGCTGGGGTTCAGTTATGCCGGGCAGCAGTTTCTTGGCTCAGGCCATGCTCTTCAGGATGTGGATGACTTTACATCCCGTTCGCAGGTCTCCGACGATAAAATCCGGAAAGCCCGCAAATTGCGGGAAGCCCTTGCAGAACTGGACCAGGTATGGACAACAATTGGTCTGACTATAGGTACGGCACTGATGCCGTATGCCACGGAATTCAGCAAATGGCTGGAGAAACTCGGTGACTGGATGCAGCAACATCCGGAGGAAGTGAACAAGTTTATCACCACATTTCTGAATAAAGTTGAGTCAGTGGCCTCCTGGGTGAATAAGGCTGCCGGAGAAATGGGGGGCTGGCAGAATGTCATTATTACGCTGATCGGGCTGAAAGTGGCGTCATGGGTACTGGGGCTGACTAAGGCCCTCAACGGTCCCGGCGGCCTTCTTTTTGCGATAACGGCGCTTTACCCGGTTGTTGACGGGTTAATGACATCCATCGTTGGCAGGAAGAATAAGGACTGGCTGGATTCGCATGGTTTTTTCTGGGCTTCAGACGGGACTTTCTTTTTCAATAAGAAAGAGATGGAGGAATACCAGGCAAAACTGGATGCCGGAGAAAAGCCTGGCAACATCACCCATGCACAATCACCTACAGTATGGCAGCAGGGAATGCTGGATACTCAGGCTTCTCTGGCAACCGGGAGGGGAGCAGCCTCCGGGGCATCCTGGCTACAGGGTATGCGTGCGACGCAGGAAAAACTCGGTAATGCCATGCAAAACCGCCCGCGTCCGACGAAGGCCGGGGAGGCTCTGTTAGGCTGGCTGCAACCGAAACTGTCCCAACTGGAGGCAAAATATAACCTGCCGACCGGACTGCTGCGCAGTGTTGCGATCACTGAATCCGGTGGTAATCAGTTTGCCGTCTCACGCGCTGGTGCGATGGGACTGTTTCAGTTCATGCCGCAGACGGCTAAGGAATTTGGTCTGAGGGGAAACGATGCCTTTGATCCTGCAAAATCCGCTGATGCCGCCGCGAGAAAACTTGGTGGCCTGCTGCGGTTTTTTCATGGCGATCTGGCTAAGGCTCTGGCGGCATACAACTGGGGTGAGGGAAATGTTCAGCGTAAGGGGCTGGCTGCTGCTCCGGAGGAGACCCGTAACTATATTCCCCGCGTTCTGGCGAATCTGCCCCATCCAGGGTAGGTCCCCGCCGTTACCGGGTATCTGCCCCATCCAGGGGCGGCAATGGCCGTACAGTCGCGTCATCCGGCACCTGTATCTCAGTCCACCGTAACGGAAACCACGCATATCGGGACGCTGAATGTCACTACAACCTCGGACAATGTGAAGGGCATTACCGATGATGCGCGTAGGCGTATCAGGAATTCGGCGCTTGTTTCAGTTTATTCCAGCGGGGTAACAGGATGAGTTTCTCTTTCGATAATCTTTCCCTGAATAACTTTTCGCTCAATGAAAGTAACGTACTGAGTGCCGTTCGTGGCGGCGGTGTCCTGGGACTCATTAACAGTGTACTGGCACCGTCATTCGGTATTTATTACGCATGGAATGATCCGGATGGTGTTCACCTGAAGGGCGGGAGGCCTTTCTCCCCGGATTCTTTTGTTGTCGTTGAGGTGGGAGCGGAGGCTTCTGTTTCCACCGCCCCCGTCGAACAGGGAGCCTATACCACCTTTAATAAAATCCAGCGACCGCCGGAGCTGCATGTGACTTTCACTGTAGAGGGGTGTACGGCGTTTTCCGGGGCCGTCCCGAACCTGACAAATTTTTCCACCACCTCGCGATCGAATGTGCTGGAAACGCTTGAAATGATGCGTACCACAGCAGGACTTTACGATATTGAGACGCCGGACAAGACATGGACATCCTACGACCTGGTGAAATACGACTACCGAACGCGAAGTAATAATGGACCGACATTACTGACGGTCAGCGCAGTATTCCAGGCGGTAATGAATACAGGAGAGGTGTCAGTGGGAAGTACGGATAACCAGTCTCCCACGGACAACGATAAAGCAAAAGGGGCAGCATCGGTTAAAACTCAGCCAGTTACGGCGTCGGTGACACAACCGTCAGACGCTGACAGACGGAGCGTCACGAACAGGGGGATCACCTGATGCTGGAAATTGTTTTATCTCCCGTCAAAGCCCAGCAGTTTACGGTGACACTGGGTGCTCAGGTCTGCACCATTCGCCTGAATCAGCGTACTACGGGGATGTATATCGATATTACCGTTAACGGTGAACCGTGCCTGTATGGCGTGTTGTGCCTGAACAATAACCGGATTGTCCGATACGGATACCTGCCGTTTCAGGGCGATCTGTTTTTTTCCGACACGGAGGGGAACCACGATCCCGACTGGCGGGGGCTTGGTTCACGGTACCGGCTCTACTGGCTGTCGCCTGAGGAGCTGACATGAGCTATGTACAGCGTGACATTACCGTGGAGTTCACCCTGTCAGACGGGCGGACGTTCGACAATGGTAAGGGCAATATTCTGACTGTTTCAGGAGCTAAATGTTTTGCCACTGTCACGGTATATGGCGGAACTGCCGGAACGCAGATAACCCTGTATATCTGGGGGCTGTCTCCGGCGCATATGGCCGACCTGAGTTATCGGGGCGTGTGGCGACCCGCTCAAAGTACGGCCAATGAAATGCGGGTACGGGCTGGTGGTCGGCTTATTTTCGAGGGAGATATTACCGATGCGTATGCGGACTACAACCAGGCGCCGGATATACCCCTTATTCTGACCGGGCAGGTTAGTTTCAACCTGCGTAATCAGACAGCGGCCGATTTCAGCGCGAAAGGTGATGTGCCGGTTGCAGATATCATCCGTGCGCTGGCGTCATCTGCCGGGCTGAAATTTGAAAATCAGGGCGTCAGTCGCAGCCTGTCGAATCCACACTTTTCCGGAAACCTTGTACAACAAATGCTGGATGCCGCTTCAGCCGCCGATATTAACATCGACCTGGGGGACGCGGAGAAAGTCACCATCTGGCCGAAGGACAAAGCCCTGGATATTCCGGCTGTGCATATTTCGCCGGACCACGGGCTTATCGGATATCCGGTCTATACCATGACCGGCCTCAGCGCCACCACGACATTCTGCCCCGATCTTTTCATCGGTCGGCGGGTCCATCTGGAATCGTCACTACCTAACGTGACAGGCGATTACCAGTTAACCGGAGTGATACACACCATTACCTCGCGAACCGTGGGCGGTCCGTGGAGCTCCAACTGTACCATGACAAGGCTTAACGATAATGGCACAACCACTCAGTAATCCGACGGACGTAAACAGTGAAATCAATGCGCAGGACTTTATGCTGCGGCAGTTTCTCGGGAAACACGTATTTATCACTCTGGGGCAGGTAGTGGCGGTGGAGGGGGAGTTTATTGATGTCCGACCGATGGTAATGGGCGTTGCAGCAGACGGTTCCCCGGTTGAGCATGAGGTGATTTATAACCTTCCCGTATGGCGGCTACAGGGGGGCAGCAATGCGGTGATTATGCCGCCACATGTGGGCGATATTGGTTTCCTCGGCATCTGCGACCGGGATATCAGTGCGGTAAAAGCCACGCGTCAGGCCGCGATGCCGGGATCAAAACGCACTCATAACTACGCCGATGCCATCTGGTTTGGCGGTGTGCTTAACGGTGCGCCCGTACAGTTCGTGGAATTTGCTGACAACCAGATACGGGTTATTTCCCCCTGGAAAGTGGAGATTTCTGCGCCGGAAGGCATCGTGAACGCCTCGAAAAGTTTCACTGTTAACTCGCCAAAAATCGCGCTTAACGGGGATGCTGCCGTCAGCCAGGGGCTTAATGTTACCGGACAGTCTGAACTTTCCGGTGGCGCGCAGATTGGCGGTATTGATTTTGGATACCATGTTCACAGTGGTGTTAAGTCCGGCGGTTCGACCACGCAGGGACCGCAGTAAACAGGAGAAAATATGCAGTCACGATCGCTTCTTCTCGACACCGGGACATGGGACATCCTGCTGGATGATACCGGAAATCTTGCCATTACTGATAATCCCCATGCGGTAGCACAGGATGTGGCGTGTGCGTGCAGTACCTTTCTGGGGGAGTGCTGGTACGACTCAACGTCCGGCATACCTTACTGGTCACGCATCCTCGGACACTGGCCCGGCACGCAACTGGTGAATGCCACCCTGCAACAGGAAGCACTTAAACTGCCGACAGTGAGCGCCGCAATTTGCCAGGTCACTGTTGATAAAGCCCGGACAGTAACGGGAGTGCTGCGTATTACAGATACCAATAACGACATTTTTACGGTACTGCTATGAGTGAAAATAAATCTTTTTCTACCGCAGTACCCGCTGTACGTATTACGGACAGCGGGCTGAACGTGCCGGATGAAGCGGATATTCTGAGCGGCAGGCTCAGCGATTTTTCCGGTGCGCTGGGCGGCGCAATGAGTACCAGTCTGAGCAGTCCGCAGGGGCAGCTTGCATCAAGCGAAAGTGCCATTATCGCGGATAAAAACGATCAGTTGCTGTATATCGTTAACCAGGTAAACCCTGACTTTTCCAGTGGACGATTTCAGGACGCAATAGGAAAGATTTATTTCCTGGAACGACGCGGGGCTACAGGTACGACAGTAACGGCAACCTGTACCGGGCTGGTTGGTACGCTGATTCCGGCGGGCAGTATGGCGCAGGATGAGGCCGGCTATAAGTACGTCAGTCTGTCAGACGCCACAATCGGCGCATCAGGGAAGGTTGATGTGGTATTCCTGAATTTGTCCACCGGGCCTGTCGGCTGTCCGGCGGGATCTCTGAATAAAATTTATAAGGCAATACCCGGCTGGTCAGGTGTCACTAACGCCAGTGCAGGTGTACCGGGCAGCGACGAGGAAACCCGCGCGGACTTTGAAAATCGTCGGCGTAATTCAGTTGCCCGTAATGCCCGTAATATTCTGGAAGCCATCCGGGGTGAAATACTCTCTACGGTAGAAAACGTGGTGGATGTTTACGTCACCCATAATCCGAAAAAAACGGAACAAAAAGCCGGGGTCAGTCAGTATCCGTTAACACCCGGTTCGTTTTATGTTGGCGTGTACGGCGGCAGTCCGGCAGATATCGCGGCGGCCATCTGGCGTAAGGCTCCGCCGGGTATTGATATGAACGGCGACACAACGTTCACCGTTGCGGATAAGGAGTACGATCCGCCGTATCCTGAATACGTGATCACCTGGCAGACACTCAAACCTGTCAGTCTGCATGTCAGTGTGACGCTGAAAAAAAGTGACTATCTGCCCTCAGATATTACCCAACAGGTACAGCAATCTGTGTTGTCCGCGTTTAACGGTACAGATGGTGGTCTGCGGGCAAGGGTAGCCTCTGTTGTCTCCGCAGGGCGCTACTATGCCGGCGTTTACAAAACCGATCCGGAAAATATCGATATTCTGGGCCTTACTGTGAGTCGTGACGGCTCGTCATGGACAACTGCTGTCACTTTCGGGATAGATGAGATTCCGGTTCTGGAGGTGTCGAATATCGGTGTGAAACTACAGGAGGCGTAACGTGCAGAATGTGGCTGCAACCGTGCTTGCACAGTATGCCGCCAGCCCCCGACTCAATGCCCTCATTAACAGCTTTAACGCAGCGCTTTCCCCCGACAGTTTTATCAATGATTTTTATGACCTTATCTGGAACATCGATACTGCAGAAAAGTACGGTCTTGATGTCTGGGGAAAGATTGTGGGCGTCAGTCGCCGGCTGACGGTAAAGGACGATTTTAATTACCTGGGTTTCAGCGAGGCCCGGATGGACAACCCGGTAATGGATGACCCGCGTCCGTTTAATCAGGCACCGTTTTACAGCGGAAAAGCGGTTACCCGGACCGTTGACCTGTCTGATGAGATATACCGGCGGCTGATACTGATGAAAGCCATGTCGAATATTACTGACTGCTCTGTGCCGGATATTAACCGGATGCTGCGGTTTATGTTCGGAAAAAACCGCCGGGCTTATGTTCTGAATAATGGTGGACTGAGGATGAGTTACATCTTTGAGTTTGCTCTCTCGTCGGCAGAACTGGCGATTATCCAGTCATCGGGAGCACTGCCGTCCCCGCCGGGTGTTTATGTCTCAGTGGTTTTAAAGGAGACCAGTAATGAAGCTTAACGATAAACCCCGTCAACTGGCAGTACCCTTTGCGAGTACCGGGGATAAAAATAATATCCCGGACAAGGCGACGCAGCAGACCAAAGAGAGCGGTAACGCGGCGTATGATTCGGGTTTTCCTCCGGTGACCATGACCCCGATTTCAGCGGGCGGTATACCGCCGCACGGCAAGGATTTTAACGGTCTGATGCACGATATTACCGCAGCAATACGGTACGTCCAGGCTGGTGGTTTGTACACGTATAATGCCGATTTCGCCGGGGCCATTGGTGGGTATGCAAAAGATGCCATTCTCGCCGGAGTCTCAACAACAGCGGTCTGGCTGAATACCATTGACGATAACCTGACCGATCCGGAAGGTGCCGACAGCGCAGGCTGGGTAAACCTGCTGGCAGATCCCCTGAAGCTGTTTCTGTGGCAGAAAAACAATCTGTCAGACCTTCAGAATAAAGGAACGGCACGGGATAATCTTCAGGTCTACAGCCAGGAGCAGACGGATCTTAAATACCTCGCCAAAGACCAGAACGGTAGCGATATTCCGGAAAAGCCGCTGTTTGTACAAAATATCGGAGCGCTTCCTGCCAACGGTACGGCTGTTGCAGCGAACAGACTGGCATCACGCGGCGCGCTTCCGGCACTGACTGGTACGACAAGGGGCAGCGATAGCGGCCTGATAATGGGCGAGGTTTACAATAACGGTTATCCAACGCAATACGGGAATATTTTGCGTCTGACCGGAACCGGTGATGGAGAGGTATTAATCGGATGGAGTGGGGTTAATGGTGCTCCTGCGCCCGCATATATTCGCAGCCATCGAGATACCGCCGACGCTGAGTGGTCAGAATGGGCGATGTTCTACACCTCACTAAATCCGCCACCGGATTCGTATCCAGTAGGGGCGGCGATTGCATGGCCGTCTGATGTGCTCCCGGATGGTGGTTATGCTTTTATGTATGGGCAGTCCTTCGATAAATCTGCTTACCCGTTACTGGCTATAGCGTATCCGTCCGGCGTTATCCCTGACATGAGAGGCTGGACAATAAAGGGTAAGCCCATCAGTGGACGTGCCGTATTGTCGCAAGAAATGGACGGCAATAAATCGCACTCGCACACCGCGCGGGCGCAGGATACTGACTTAGGGACAAAATCTACCTCATCCTTTGATTACGGCACGAAATCGACCAATACCACGGGCAATCATACTCACCAGTTCGGCGGTTATATCAATTCATACTGGGGAGATTCCAATCACACCTCATTTCAGCCTGGAGGTGGTGCATGGACACAGGCCGCTGGCGACCATGCACATACAGTTTATATCGGAGGACATGAGCACACCATGTATATCGGTCCACACGGACACGTCGTTATTGTGGACGCAGACGGTAATGCGGAAACCACGGTTAAAAATATTGCATTTAACTACATAGTGAGGCTGGCATAATGACTTTTAAAATGAGCGAACAGGCGCAGACAATTAAAATTTTTAATCTTCGTTCAGATACAAACGAATTTATTGGCGCAGGTGATGCATATATCCCGCCGCACACTGGATTACCGGCAAACTGTACTGATATCGCCCCTCCTGATATTCCCTCCAGTCATATTGCTGTATTTGACGCTGAAACCCAAACATGGAGTCTGCAGGAGGATCACCGCGGCGAGACGGTTTACGACACAACAACCGGCAATCAGGTTTATATCTCCGATCTT